TTTCAAATAAAGAATAATTAGTTTTCATTTTATCTACCTCAGCTTCTTCATCTGCAGTTAAATATACAGCTCTAACAGACACTCTATCACCTGTAAGAGAATATACACCCTTACGAACTTTATAACTTTGTCTATACGCTGTTCCAGTCCAATAATCAACCATCACAACACAATCATCATAAACAATGCAAGAATAATAAGTCCCATCAGATTCCGCATAAGTATCATTAACAAGAGTTGTTAATGCATATTGGATATCATTTAAACTTGTTTTGAAATTCATATTGTTAACAGAATATTCAATACTATATTCCTTATCTGTCTCATTTGTATTATCTTCTTGAGCATCTTCTTCATCAGAATAATCTTGATTATTATCTTCATCATTGTCTACGTGAGTGTCATTATCTTGATCATCTTCCCCAGATTCATTTTCTTGACCATCTTCAAAATTTTCAGAATCATCTTCAGTCGGAGGAGTATCATTATCCTCGTCATTAGTTTCTCCAAACAGCTCTTCAAATTTTGTTTCTAACTCTTCATCAGACAAAGACTCATAATCAAAATCAATGTCATCAGCAGTTTTACCATACTTGGCAAGCAGCTCTTCAAATTTGTTCATTTGACTTTCTCCTCCTTTCTCCAAAGATTCTATATTGAGAGATGCAAGTGTATTATTTAATTTTTTAATTGCATCTAACAAATCATTATTTAAACTAAACATACTATTATGTTCTTTACTAAAGTCTGTTAGTTTTATATTGCTTCCTTCCATACCCGGCTCTACATCATTGCCATCAGGATCTTTTCCTAAAATAGTCACACCATTTAAATAAAAATCTTCAATTAAAAGAAGTTTTTCTTTGCTATCATAAGAAAGCTGGGTAACATTAATTTCAATACTTACGGAAGCTTCACCCATTTTTTCTAAAATACTTTTTGCATTTGAATATTCTTCATAAAGATATCCATCAATATTTACATAATATTTTTGTTTATCTTCATCGTATTTAAGACTAGGAGAACTTGATTCAGGAATAATACCAACCATACGCTCATCATATACAATATCTCCATTTTCATCTTCGTGCATGGCGTGCCATCCAAAGACTTCTTCCATCTCTCCATCTTCATTTTCTATTTTATGAATATATGCTAAGATAGGTTTGTTTTTAAAACTTGGGAAGGCTTTTTTCATTGCTTTAGCTGAAATTGAAGAGCCATTTCTATTACGATCTGTATGACAAGCTTGTAAATGTACTGGAGCTAATCCTTCGTAAGTGTTTTCATTTTCAAAAGATAAAGAGCCTAATACCTGAACAACAATTTCAGTATTAGACTCTTTTGAATTAAAATTAACATTTTTATTTTGTTTTAGGAAGAAAGAATATAAATCATCAAATGTAAACAACTTCTTGTTTGGCATAAGATATCACATCCTTTCTATATATTAGATATGCATCTGATTTGTAAATTCCATATTATTTAAATCATGATTAGAAAATTTAAAATTCCCATCATTAAGAAATACCCATTTGTCTCCTTCTTTAGAAAGTTCGGTATATCCTTCTTTTTTTAATAACAACCAAATTTCTTTGTCAGACGTTTTAATAAAGTTCTTTTTACTCATTTAGTTCTCCTTTTTATCCATTTGAACGATCTCGTTTTTGTCTTGATTTTTCTCCATCATCCGTTAATTCTGTTTCATCTTTCTTTAAATCTTCTTCACCAGTATTACTTGTTGTATGAGAAGATTGAAGAGGAGTAGCAAAAATTTCACCAAGATGAAGAATATTTTCCTCAAGATGGTTCATTGCTAAAGTTTCTAATTCAGAAAAACCAGATAATGTATTAACCGCAAGTTTAGTCGGTAAAGAGTATGTTGCATTTTCTAACAACTCTTTTCTTAAATCTGATTTAGTAAAATAAGAAACTTCAAAGAATTTAACTCTACAAGGAGTTTTCAAATAATATCCAAGAAACCTATTTAACCATCCTTGCACTTGAGGAAGGAGAGAAGAGATCGCCATTTTTGTATCTAATTTAATTGCTGCTAATAATCCAGTAGTGCCTTGAATAGCCTGCGAATTTAATAATTGAGCACCACCACTATTATTAAGTACATTTTTGGTTGAATTTGCTACCTTATTAATATCAGCATTTTTATTATCATCAAATGATATTGTTTCTAATTTGCCCGGTACTATAGCGGCAGAAGTATAATCTGGAATAGCATCAGAGCACATCCTATCAAAATATTCAATAAGAATTTCTGGATCAACCTTCCAGTCATCAATAGTTTTTCCAAGTGTTTCCATTGATAAATAAATCATCTTATAAATATCTTGTTCATCTGCAATAGCTTGAACATTTTTAGTATCTTCTAAACCAATAATATCATTTAATAAACCACTAAAAGGTGGAACTATTACCATCCAATCTTCAACATTATGTTTAAAACAGGCAGTATATTTTTCAGGCATTAACATCCAACGATTATTAATAGTATCCTTTTCATACTCCTTATACATCGAAGTAAAAGGTTCTCCCCAATAATCTAATAAATCTCTGTTTGCTCCTGAAAAATACATCATATTAAAAGCATATGCAAAATCACCATTGGTAAATTGTCCAACTAATTTACAATATTCGGGAGGTAAGGGCATAATATATAATCCATCATCATTATAATAAGCCACACCATAAAAAACGTCTTGAGTAAAACATGTTATAAATATTTTTAAAAAGTTCGATTGTAAACTCATATTATCTAACATTGCAGCTGTTTCATAGTAGTTTTTTAAAATTTGTTTATCATTATTATTTTGAGTTAAAGAATAATTAGGAATAATACTTCTTGCCCCTAACTCAAACATACAGGCATTATATAAAATAATTCTTCTGTATATCTGACTGCGATAAAACATATACCATGATAAATTTCTTAAATTGTTTTCATTACTCCCAATATTTTTTAAATAACCAATCAATTGTTCTTTATCAAAAGTAGCAATTGATTTTCTATAATTTTTTGTTATATCTCTAAATTGATGTAAAGCATTAATAGCAGTTGTAAAATTATATTTTTGTTCATCTGAAAATTGTTCCTTAATACTTTTCATCTCTTGAGAATCAATTTGTTTTTTTGATGCGCTAATTGCTGCATCGTATTCAGTCTTTTTTATTCGAGCCAAAGCGCACCTCCTATAATGTTCTTGTGTTCAAGCGCCCCTTTTTAATAATCAATCTATTTACAAGAGATTCTGTGTCTTGATTATTTGGACGTAACTTTAGTTCTAATTGTGAAGTACACCAATAATTGTAAGCAATAGAAGAATATCTATCCTTCCTACAACCTGATGGTTCATACACAACAATTTTATTATTTTTAATAAAAAATTTGAGTTTAACTAATTCATATATACCCAATGTACACTGCGCATATGGAGTTTTCATTTTAGCTTGCTCCATAGGCGACATTCTCTTAAAAGGTTTATATTCATCAGAAATAATTTCATCCGCATTTTGTTCAGGAATTAAAAAATTAACCCTTCCATTATTAATAGCATTTCTTAATAATATACAAATTGTATTATTAAAATCTACCGTTGCTTTTACTGACCAAACTGCTTTTAAGGCATTCGGTACTTTACAACGAGCTGCCATTTCATCATTATTGCAACAACATAATGCCCCATAAACTTCCCCAGTTTCTGGATCATATTGATCTTTTACAATAAAATCGTAAACACCTAAACCTATGCCATTTGTATCAATTACTAAATCTGTACATTTATATTTATAAAAATACCGCATAACAATGATACCTAAAGCATCTGTAGTTAATCCTTCAAAGTTTTCTCCAAAAATAAAATTTGATTGATAAGTTGCAATAGTAGTTCTTACTGCATCGTTTATATAAATAGAAGAAGCATCATTTTTTTTCTTAGTTGTAGAAGCCATAAGAGCAATATCTACAGACATAACTCTTTTACCATGCGCAGGAGGATTAGGAATAGGGAATTTTTCATTATAATATTCAAGAGGATATAAACAATGTTTAACTCTTCTAATTTTATTTAAAGAATCAAACTTAAATAATCCACCTTCAGTATCTCCATACCATAAACATTCGTCTTCCATTGAAAAAGCGATTTCATTAAAATCAGCTTCAGACATTTGGTCTTCAACTTGTCCTCTATCAAGAAGCCCTTCTTTTATTGACAATTGATAAGGAAGACCACATATAAAATATTTTTGTTTATCGTTAAACAAATTTGCAGTATAAGTTTGTGCCTTTGTATACGCCCATGAACTTTTAAAATACGCAGATGAAAGATATAATTCTTTATTACGTTCTGTCATATGGGCATACTCTGATTTATCTAAATATTTTGGATGTCTTGGTGCTTTTAAAAATTCTCTAATAACACTATCTAGAATTTTTTTATCTACCATTCTAAATTCATCAACTACAATTATGTTCGCTCTAGCAGAACGAGAATTTTCAGTACTTGTTCTTGTTTTAATCCAAGAACCTCCTTTAAATTTAATAGTCGCATCATTTTGTCCTATTTTCATTTCTTCAATACAAGATTGAAGAATAGGAGAGTGAGGATATATTTCATCTTGAATTTTTAATAAAACTTCATTTGCTTGTTTTAATGTCGCTGATGTTACTACAATTTTACTGCCGGGGTATAATATACACCTACAGACTAAAAAGATTGCTGTTAAAAATGTTTTTCCTTGCGATGTTATTAACCTATAGTTTTTTATCTATAGCTCTGGAGGTTTCCCTCATTTTCATCAATTGGTCAATTCCAATTCAGTCTAGCATATATTTTCATCCTATTAAT